GAAACTCCGTCTAGTAAATTTAATTCAGCAGCAGTAGATGTTACGTTGGTACCACCTATATCTAAGGTAGTTACAGACATTTCTCCTGCAACAGTTGCAATACCATCTGCTAAAGTAATTAAATCTGTATCATCAGTGTGTCCAATTGTTGTTCCGTTAACAATTATATTATCAACAGTAAGTGTTGTTAGTGTTCCTAAAGAAGTAATATTGGATTGAGCCGCAGTAGTTACCGTAGCCGCAGTTCCAGAAACATTACCAGTGACATCACCAGTTAAAGGTCCTGCAAAAGCGTCAGCAGTTACAGTGCCATCAAAAAATCCATCTTTAAATTCAACGCCACTACTACCAAGATCAAGTATATTATCTGCCCCAGGTGTTAAAGCACCATCTGTAAGTATTAATTGTTTTTCATTTCCTGCATAAAAATTAATTGTATCAGCAGTTTCAAAATCTATTTTTGTTTGATCATCTTCACCAATTTTAATATCTGTTGCAAGTAAAGATGTAATTGTTGTTTGTGCCGCACCAAGAGCAAAATCTAAAGTATTATCGCCGTCTTGATAAGTTACAGTAATTCCTGTTTCTGTGTTAGAGCTTACCATGTCTCCAACTGTATCAGAAATTGTTTCTGCTAAAGTTGCACCATTAATGGTAATCGCATCAGCTTCTAATGTGCCATCAATATCAGCATCGCCAGATATATCTAATGTTGCTGCATCTAGTTCTCCAGATAAAGTAATATTAGTAGCACCTGTAATAGCGCCATTGAGAGCAACTGCGCCGTTAATGTCTATTGTTGTGGCTGCTATTTGTACTTCTGTGTCTGCAACAATATCTAATTGTCCATCAGTAGATGAATTAATATATAAAGCAGAATCTCTAAAAAGAAGTTTGTTAGTGCTATTTAAAGTTAAACCTGTGCCATCAGTATGTGTTAAAGTTGTGTCAGAATCAGCACCAAATTTTAACACAGCAGAATCTGATCCTAAAATAAGATCGTTTGGTAAAGTTACATCAGAACTAGCATCTTCAAACACCAACTTACTTGCTGGCATTGTACAAAAAACATCTTTTGTTCCTGCTGCAAAATCAACTGCACTATCACTATTAGAAGAAGATATAACTGTTGTACGTGTAAGATCAGAACTATCGCCGTCTAACGTGCCAAGACCTACTTCAAACTCTGCAGCTGTTTGATGAGCAATAGCATAATATGTTGTATTACTATTACCTATACCCGCAGCAAAAGTTTCAAAGCCAGTGACCGCACCAGCAAGGGATACTGCTCCTGTTCCCGTTGTGGTAGTTGTTTCTTTTACCCTATCATTAATGACTAAAGCCATTTATATTCTCCTATGCTAATCTTAATATAGCGTTACTTGCATCAGCTGTTGGAAATTGAACTGTAAATGTTCCACTCGTAGATGTTTTATCTCCACCAAAATCTAAAATACAAACTGCTTTGTTAGAATTAGAGCTATTATAAATCATAGCTCCTCTTGCAGTGATGGTAGCTGATGTAAAAGATATATCGGCAAAATCACAAATAGCAGTAGTACCTGAAGTTGTTGGTGTTACACTGGTTAATGATCCTCCACCTGACGAATAAGATCCTGAATCAGAAACTTCGTTAGATGTAGTAAAAGCAGTGGTTGAAGCATCTAGAGAGGCA